GGGATGTACGGCAAGAAGAAGCATGGCGGAGGGAGTGTAGGGGGAGCCGCGGCAGGTGGTTGACATTTCCAACAGGAGTATGCAGGTCAACGGTACGAAGGACCAGACCGCTACTTCCAGTGATGGGCATCCGGGCGGCGGAAAAAGCTCCGAGATGCGCAAGCTGGGGCTCACCAGACGCAGAGCCAAAGGGCTGGACGACCACCCTGGAGAGCCCAACAAGACGGAAAGGCGCAAAAAGAAGGGTAAAAAGAAGAAAGGCCCATGACAGAAGAAATTAAGCGCACGGAGACAATGTCCACTGAGCAGTACGAGGCTCAGCAAGCGTTGGAATCCAAACTTAATGACATCGCCGATGCCTCAACTCGACACGGTTCAGGTAAGCTCCTTAAATTCACGCGTAGTACGAAGGTCACGCGTGCAGATGTCGTGGAGAGTTTTACAAACGCTTTCCAGATGATAGGTGGCGTTGACAGGCTCGCCCTCTGGGCAGACCAAAACCCCGGTGACTTCTACAAACTGTTCGGCAAGCTGATGCCGCCCGCTGCGAGCGATTTACTGGACGGCCAGCGCGAGTTCGTTGTACGCCACATTCTCCCACCGCCTGTGATGGATACGAGTCCACGGCAAGTCCAGACTGTGGACGCCGAGTTTACCGAGGTAAAGACAAATGAGTGACCACCCAATTGTGGATGGGAGCACGTACACCTGCCCGACTCACGGCGCTCTGGAAGTCGCCATACGGGTTTCGCTGCAAGGCGAGCCAGACGAGTATCGCTGCTACCAGTGTTGGAAGGAGATGGTCCAGGCGAGTTGCCAGGTAGCAACGAGGACCCCGCCGCCCCCCTGATGCCTGAAGTAAGCGTACCGTATGATCCAAGGCCACAATTCATGCCGCTACACCTCAGAAAGCAGAGGTGGGCGGTCGTGGTTGCCCACCGACGAGCTGGAAAGACGGTGGCAACTCTTAATGACCTTGTTTCAATGGCGCTGTATACGGACAAAGAGCGCGCTCGCTACGCTTACATTGCTCCTTTCTATTCCCAGGCGAAGCAAATCGCTTGGGATTACCTTGTTCACTACTGCCGCGATATATCTGTCAAGGTTAGTATTTCTAGTCTTAGCATTGACCTATTTAACGGTGCTCGTATCACTCTATACGGTGCTGATAATCCTGACGCACTTCGGGGGGTTTACTTTGACGGCGTGGTCATTGACGAGTATGGCGACTGCAAGCCTTCGCTATGGACTGAAATTATCCGTCCGACCTTGGCTGACAGACGCGGGTGGGCCACCTTCATTGGAACTCCGAATGGGCTAAACCACTTCTACGACATTTGGGAGTTTGCCAAGGCGCATCCGAACGAGTGGTTCACTTTACAGCTACCGCAGAGCGAGACTCATATCCTAGACCAAGACGAGGTCGAGGAAATGCGGTCCATGATGGAAGAAGATGAGTTCCTGCAAGAAATTGAATGCTCGTTCATGGCCGCCACACGGGGCGCATTCTACAGTAGTGAACTTAAGAAAGCCAACATCGGCTCCTACCCTCTTGACCCAAGTCGTCCCTCCAACTATGTATTCGACTTGGGGTACACAGACTCTACCGCTATATGGCGGTGGACCGAGTACCCTGACGCGATTGAGCTTAACCTGACCTATGAACAAGATAACAGGTCGATACAGTATTATATTGATTGGCTCCACTCTCAGCGGGACGCCGGTCTTACGATTGGAGATGTGTGGTTGCCTCACGACGCAAAAGCCAAGACACTCCAAACTGGTAGAAGTATCGTGGAACAATTCATCAGTGGTGGGATACGGCCTAAGATTGTCCCCAAGCTTGATTTGTTGGACGGAGTTCAAGCAGCCAGAATGCTTTTTCCAACCTTGTACTTCGACGAACAAGGCTGCAAAGATGGACTATTGGCTCTCAGAAGCTATAGGCGCATATGGAATCCCGAGCGTAATGAATACGGAGCCAAACCCGTCCACGATTGGTCCAGTAACTTTGCAGACGCGTTTCGGTATTTCGCATTGGTCGCCAAAACCAAAGAAGATAACCTACCAACCTCCCCGAAACCGTATGCACGAGAAATCAACTATGGGTTCTGCCTCGACGACCTGTGGAGCACCCGCCCCAACCATGATGGATGGCATTGATGGCGGCTAGGTTCAAAAACCTGATTGCTCCCACGGCGCTCTGGTGTGCAGAGGTCGCAAACCGTCTTTTTGGTTTTGAAGATCGCCTGGTTGTTCTCGAAACAGAGTTTACCAACCTCGTTAACTTCCTACTCGTCAATATGAGCGTTGCCGCTTACGGCGAGATGATACTAGACGCCCCTCCTGCTTCATTTGCTGATCTTACGGCTGTATGGGACGATATTGACGTATACGATGCGCAGGGGTTCACTGCAAAGGGCATGACGCTCACACCGGCGAATGGATACTTCAATGTGGCGCAGGATACAATTTATCGCTTGTCATTCAGTGCCGCTATAGCGCATAATGAGCTAAACGCGAGTCGTGAAATTGGAATAAGAGTTTACAATGTCACAGACGCGGTCCAAGTAGGTGAGGTCATACCATTCGGCACAGCCCGGAACCAGGCAGTGACGAATATTGTTATCAGCCATTTGTTTGAAGTCAACGACGCCAACAAGAACAAAGATTTCGTCATGCAAATATCTGACCTCAGTGGAAGTGGCTACTCGCTTGTTGATTTTGAAGAACTTTCTCTTGGCATCAACGCCGTGGGCGAGTGGAGGGATACAATCTAATGGCACGTGAAATGTTATTGGCGAATGCGCTCCGGCAGGACCCCACCCCTCAACCCGAAATGTTGGGCACAGGAACAGCGGCGGCGGCTGGAAAGGTCATTCAAGATCGAGGTTACAAGCTACATGTCGCCGAATCACAGGCGATGGGTGAGACGCCTCAAACGTACGAACAGTGGAAGGCGGGTCAGTAGATGCCAGCATTAACCGAACAGGGTATTTCGCCGGTTGAACCACGGGTCAACGATGACAAGGCCTCTGATACAGAGGGCGAACTACAGGGCCTTCCCAAGTACGACATAGCGTACTGGAAAGAGCAGATTCGGATTGCCGGTAAGGAGCTGGAAAAATTCCATGAACGCGGTCGCAAGACTCAGCGACGTTACCTCGATGATAGGGAAGCCAATGACGAGCAAAGCCGGAAGTTCAATCTGTTTTGGGCCAATACGGGAGTCCTTCGGGCTGCTCTATATGCCAATCCGCCCAGCCCAACAGTTAAACGGGAGTGGGACGACTTTAACGATGACGTTGGCCGGGTTGCCGCCGAAATCCTTGAGCGTTTACTCAAGCTCGGTTTGCAACGTCCTCGGGGTGATATGGACGTTGCGTTCTCGTACGCTACGGAAGATCGTCTTGTCCCCGGCCTCGGACAGGTCTGGTTGAGGTACGACGTACAGACACAGACCCAGCAGATACAAGGCACGCCCATCGAGTACGAGCAAATCACCGATGAGGAAGCCATTACCGACTATATACACTGGGAAGACTTCATGTGGTCCCCGTGTCGTGTCTGGGAAGAATGTCGGTGGGTTGCGCGTCAGGCGCACATGACTAAGGAGCGTGCGGTAGCGCGTTTCGGTGAAGAAGTAGCCGACAGGCTGACTTACAGCGACAAGTTCGAGAATGTGGACCGCGTGGGAGCGCAGGATAACACGCCTGTTCGCCGCCCCGAGGCTACGTCCAGCGTGTGGGAGATTTGGAACAAAACCAACAAGACAGTCTACTGGGTCTCCTGCACGGACGTTGACCGCGTGCTGGACAAGAAAGAAGATCCTCTTGGGCTGGAAGGGTTCTTCCCCTGCCCGAAGCCTTTGCTGGCGACTCACAGCACCAGTAACATGACTCCGCGGCCCGACTACTACATGACAAAGGACCAGTATGAGGAAATTGACACCGTCAATACTCGAATCAACTGGCTTGTCAAGGCTTGTAAGGCGGCAGGTGTCTATGACAAGAACTCAGA